TCAGGGGATTAGAGCGTCTGCCTCCGGAGCAGAAGGCCGTTGGTTCGAATCCAACATGGGGCACCATTCCAATTTTGCTCGAACCCGCTGGATGTCCAATCTGGCGGGTTCGCCCTTTTTGTCGTAGTTCAGCGTGACCAGTATCTCGTCCTCCGAGACGACCGCCTGCCACACGAATGCCTTCAGCAGCGTCGCGTCGTCGAGCGCCGTCCCGCACTGCAGGAAGTCGGCGAAGCGCTCCGGGTCTATCCGCTCGTCCGTGATGGCCTCGAGGTCGTACCTCGCGCGCGCCTGCTGCTCCTCGAGCTCGGCTATGCGCTCGTTCACGCCCGGCGCTATCACGCCCTGCTCGATGGCGTTGAGGATGTTCCTCAGGCCCCTCTCCGCGGCCATGAGCGAGTCCTCGGCCTGCCTGCGGCGAGCCCGCACCTCGGCCGTGTCCGCGCGCTCCGCTACCATGTTGGCTATCTGCAGCGCCTCGCCGCGGTCGCCCAGCAGCCCGCGCAGCGCCGAGGCTATGGAGCCCTCGAGCTCCTCGCGCCTGATGTTGCGGACGCACGACCCCGGGCAGCTGTAGTACTCGTACTTCACGTTGTTGCGGCCCCTGCCGCTCACGCCCTGCAGGTTCCTGCCGCATTCCGCGCACAGCGCCGTCCCCGCGAGGGCGAAGTCGCCCCAGTTCTCGCTCGAGCGCTGCTTGCGGCACTTGATCCCCTGGACCTCCATGAACGTCACCTCGTCCACTATCTGCGGCATCCCGCCCTCGCGGACGATGCCTCCCCACTCGTACCTTCCCGTGTACCTGCGGTCGCGCAGCATCTGCTGCACCATCGCCTGCCCGCACGGGTTGCCCTTGCGCGTCCTGAGGCCGCGCCGAGCGAACTCGCGCGCTATCGCGTTCATGGACATGCGCTTAAGCCTCAGCGCGAAGGCCTCGCGCACCCACGCCGCCTGCGCCTCGTCGACCTCGTACTCGTCGTCCCCGTTCCTGCGGTATCCGAAGATGCGCACGCCGTTGGTCTTGCACTTGAGGGCGTTGCCCTCCATTCCGCGCTTGGTCCTGATGGCGGTCTTCCTCGACTCGCAGGCGGCGAGCCCCTCGAGCAGCTTCTCGTAGATGATGCCCTCCGGGCTGTCGGGTATCTGCTCGAGCGCCGAGACCAGCTTGACGCCGTGCGTGGCGAGCTCGCGCTTGTATATCGGCGCGTCGTACTCGCCGCGGCTGAAGCGGTCCATCATGTAGACGAGGACGATCTCGCTCTCGCCGGCGTTGGCTATCATCCGCTGGAACTCGGGGCGGTCGTCGGTGCGCCCCGACACGGCGCGGTCGCAGTACTCCGCCGCGACCTCGTAGCCCTCGCGCGCGCACCACTCGCGGCAGACGCGCAGCTGGTCCTCGATCGAGGCCTCGCGCTGCCTGTTGCACGAGAATCTCGCGTATATCACTGCCTTCTTTGGCATAATGTGGATGTCACCCTTCCTTCAAGTTGAGTTTGCATGGGTGCACTGGTTGGATGCCCCGTCGGCTATAGCGGTACAGGCGCTGCCGACGGGGCTCTTTTTTTATTGCATGTGGGTAGCCAATGATCTGGCAACCTCAATAAGGACGGCTCTGCATGAGTCGTTTAAGTCCTGGAAAATCGAATCAAGCTCCTCCTGCTGCTGCGTCACGAGTGGCGTGTCTGCATCAACCATAAGGATGTAATCAACGGTCGTATTGAAGGCTTGCGCTGCGGAAATCAGCTGGCCTCCGTTCATGACCACGCGTCCCTGCTCCCAATTTCTATAGGTGCTTAAGGAAACGCCAAGCTCTTCAGCGGCGGTCTGCTGGTTAAAGCCTGCTGCCTTCCTAACTTCCTTCAATCGGGTCTGCACTTAACGCACCCCGCTCTCTTTTTCTAATGGAAAAGTCTCGGCGAGGCCTTTTGCAGTGGCCATTAAGGCATTTTGGCCGTCTTTACTCATTGAGTTAAATAGATTCAAAAGCTCGCGATCAGGTCCGCCAATTTGTTCACCGTCACCTTCTTCAAGGTCAAACAGTTCTCCGATGGTGCATTTGAAATAACGAGCAAACTCAGCCGCCGTGTCCATGTCTGGGCTAGTGTTTCCAAGCTCATAGTTTTGGTAGGTCCGGTATTTGAGGCCGAACACGTTCGCGGCCTCTTTTTGCGTCAACCCAGAACGCTGCCGAAGGTCTTTAAGACTCATTTCTCACCCCTAACTTAGGATAGTTGCAGCATACAAGAAACTTGTACAAATGGCAAACTTTCAGGGTTTACAGATACAAGAAACTTGTATATAGTGCCAGTCAGGCACAAGAAACTAGTGTGAAGGAGGAAATGATGCTCAACAATCTTGTGTCCGAGCGTAAGCGGGCGGGTCTGACTAGAGAAGAAGTTGGCGAGAAGATTCATCGCTCCGAGTACGTAATCGGCAAATGGGAACGAGGCGAAAGTTCCCCATCCCTCGTGCCAGACGCCATCAATCTGGCAAAGCTCTACGGATGCTCTGTTGACTATCTTGCAGGCCTCGTGGATGAACGCACATCAAAAGGCATGGTCGCCTAAATGGACGCCAAAGAACACGATGAGAAGCCCAAGACCCCGCGCGAGATAGCGCTCGACACCATGTGCTCGACGCTTCGGGCGGCGTACCGGGAATGGGAGAGGAAGGAGGGGAGCAAGAGACAGTGAGGCAATGGTCGACACGTGAGATTCGGTACCTGAGGGAGCACGCCGGCGACGGAGCCAAGGAGATAGCCAAGGCGCTGGGCCGCAGCACCGACGCGGTCAAGTGGCAGGCGCGCAGATGCGGAATATCGCTCCGCCAGCGCTGGATGTGTCCCAAGTGCGGGCGCACGACGTTCAAGCCGCTGAACAAGGCGAACGGCTGGTGCGCGGAGTGCACGAAGGAGGGCCACGTGGCAGACCTCAGGGAGCAGGCAAACGCGATGCGCGAGGAGGCGGCGAGGGCCAAGCGGAACGACCGCGAGCGGCAGAGGTGCTACAGCGCCAAGAGCCGCGCCAAAAAAGTCCCAAAATAGCCACCCTAAAAGCCACACCTGCATCTACCTGCGGAAACATCAGAATGGAACACAAGATGTACACATACAAAGAAGCGAGCGCCCCCAGCTACCAACTTGTGAGCACTCGCCGAAACAGCCCCAGACATGAGGCTCAGACCATCATAGCACCCAAGTCATACCGACCGTCCGCCCGCGAGCAGCTCGACTCCGATGCGTTCAGGGCGGGGGCCATGGTCGGCTTCATCGCCGCCGCGGTCCTGTTCGCGGCGATCCTGACCGTCTTCGTCCTCCCGACGATGGACGGCGCGGTCCAGGCGGCCAAGGCCGCATGCGCTGCGGGGGCCGTCAATGCGTAACGACGAGAGATACCGCCAGAAGCCGATGAGCAGCCAGCTCGAGATATTCGGCCTCGGCGCGGACGGCGAGCAGGACATGGCCGAGGCGCGCACATGGATAGGCGAGCACCCGCGGGCGTGGGACTTCATGGTCGAGCAGGCCCCCCGCCTCAACCGCAAGGGCTACGTCTCGATCAACTACCTCATCCACATGGTGCGCAACGAGCTGCACGTCGGCGTGAAGAACGGCCTCGCGCCGAGCCTCGCCCGCATCATGGAGGCGCGCTACCCGCACCTGAGGCACGCATTCAACAAGCACCGCTCCAAGAGCGACGGGTTCGTCGATGAGTAGGAGCAGGAGAACCGCCAGGGACGCGGGCACGAGGTTCGAGCGACTGGTCGCCGACTACCTGGCCGGGAGGCTGGGGGCCGACATCGACAGGCAGGTTAAGACCGGTTCCAAGGACACGGGCGACATCCGCGGCGTGTCGGTGGCCGGGCGGGGCATCGCAATCGAGTGCAAGGACTACCAGGGTAGGCACGAGCTGCCCAAGTGGCTGCGCGAGGCGGAGACCGAGCGCAGGAACCGCGGGGCCGACTACGGCGTGGTCGTCTGGAAGCGCCGCGGGACCGCTATCCCCGGCGAGCAGTTCGTGACCATGACATTGGAGACGTTCGCGGCGATGCTCGCGGGCGCAGACAGGGAGGAATAGCAATGGAGAGCACAAACATACCGGTGGAGATCGAGGCCAAGTTCAAGCAGACCACCGTGAAGGGCGGCGTCGCCGTCCTGCAGTTCGAGGTCGACACCTGTGACAGAGCGGCGTTCGACGCCATCCGCAAGAGCGGCGAGGAGGTCTGGCTGTCCATCCAGAGCAAGCAGCCCCAGATCCTGTTCGTGAGCCACGACGGGGAGGTGACCGAGTGATGTCCGAGAAGAACGGGGCCGAGGAGGTCGTCGCCGAGGTCATCGAGGAGCAGGGGGCGTCCGACCTCGTCGTCACGTACTCGCCGTCCGTCATCAGCGCCAACTTCGACGCGATGGAGGCCCACGTCCGCGCGAAGGTCGCGGACTACGAGGGCGCCAAGTACGACCTGACCAAGGACGACTCCATCAAGGAGGCGAAGCACGACCGCTCCTACCTCAACGGGCTCAAGTCCGAGATAGAGGAGCGCCGAAAGGCCGTGAAGCGCGAGTACAACAAGCCGCTCGCCGCCTTCGAGAAGCGCTGCAAGGAGATCATATCCATCATCGACGGCGCGTCGGACGGCATCAAGGCGCAGCTCGACGAGGCGGAGGAGAGGCGCAAGGCGGGCGCGAGGGCCGCACTCGAGGCCCACTACAGGGAGTTCGCGGAGCTCCTCTCGCCGGTCGTGCCCTACGAGCGCCTGCACGACGACAGATGGCTCAACAAGTCATTCGGCGAGGCGAAGGCCAAGAAGGCCCTCGAGGACAAGGTCTCAGCCGTCGCGCGCGACTGGGACACGCTCAAGGCCCAGCGCGACTCCATGGCCCACTACGAGGTCGCCGAGCGCGAGCTGTTCCGCACGCTCGACCTTGGCTCGGCGCTCAACGCCGCCCGCGCCGCCGACGAGGAGGACGCCCGCATCGCCGCCATGCGCGAGGCGGTCGAGCCCGAGCCCGCGCCGCGTCCCGCGACGAGGCGCCAGGCGGAACCCGCCGCCGCGGCGCGCCCCGAGCTGCACTGCGCGTGGACGGTCGAGATCCCGTCCGCGACCCGCTCGCAGATGGAGCTGCTCGCCGCGGCGCTGCGCGAGCGCGGCATCACCGGCACCATCAAGTGCAAGGGGGTGTGCTAGATGGCCGACGAGGAGATGACGCTCTCCCAGGCGATAGCAAAGGTGCAGCGCTCCGTGACAGTCCCCAAGGCGCGCTACAACGCATTCGGGAAGTTCAGCTACCGCTCGTTCGAGGACATCGTCGCCGCGCTCAAGGAGCCCTGCAAGGAGGCTGGCGTGGCGTTCACGCTCCAGGACGGCATCTGCAAGGTGGGCGACCGCTACTACGTCGAGGCGACGTGCACGCTGTTCTTCGAGGACGGGCACGGCGATACGAGGGAGTTCAAGGCCTACGCCCGCGAGGCGGAGCACAAGAGCGGCTCCGACGACGCGCAGGTGACCGGGATGGCGTCGAGCTACGCGCGCAAGTACGCGCTCTGCGGGCTGTTCGCCATCGACGGGCAGAGCGATCCGGACGCGCTCTCGGACAAGCCCGAGAAGGAGCCGCCCGAGAGCGGCGGGTTCACAGCGAAGTGCAAGGCCTGCGGCACGGCCTACACCTTCGAGTCGAAAGAGCAGTACGAGGAGTTCAAGAAGCACCCCGGCTGCTGCGCCACGCCGACGTGGCGCGTCCTGTAGGCCATGCAGGACATGTACGCGCAGCGCGAGGAGCTGTTCGAGCGCCTCATGGCGGAGCTGGACACGCTCAGGCGGACGGGCCAGCAGTACGCCGAGAACGAGGCCGACTACCGCAAGGCCCTGCGCATCGCCATCCTCGAGGAGCGCTCCAAGGGCACGCCGGTGACCATCATCGGCGACCTGTGCCGGGGGCGCGAGGAGATAGCCGAGAAGAAGCAGCTGCGCGACTGCGCCGAAGCTCTCTACAAGGCATCGAGCGAGGCGATCATGGCCCTCAAGCTGCGAATCAAGACCGTAGACGCCGACATCCAGAGGACATGGACGAGCGGCGGAGAGGAGACATACAGATGAGCATCAACAGAGTGGTGGTGTCGGGCAATCTGACCCGAGACCCCGAGCTACGCGTCACGCCGGGCGGCACGCAGGTGCTGGGCTTCGGCGTGGCCGTCAACGACCGCCGCCGCAACCAGCAGACGGGGGAGTGGGAGGACTACCCCAACTTCATCGACTGCACCATGTTCGGCAACCGCGCCGAGGCGCTCTCGCGCATTCTGCGCAAGGGCATGAAGGTCGCCATCGAGGGGAAGCTGCGCTACAGCTCCTGGGAGGACAAGAACGGGGGCGGCAGGCGCTCGAAGGTCGAGATCATCCCAGACGAGGTCGTCCTCATGAGCCAGAACCCCAACGGCCAGCAGGCGCCGCAGTATGCGCCGCAGGGCTACCAGCAGCAGGCGTACCCGCCGCAGCCCGCTCCGCAGGCATATACCCCCCAGCCGGCGCGCCAGCAGCCCGCGCCGCAATGGAACGCCCAGCAGGCCTACCAGCAGGCCCCGCAGGCGACACCGCAGCGGCCCCAGCAGGCACCGCAGGCCGCCTCGCAGCCGGCACCCGCCCAGCAGCAGCTGGACGTGTACGACGAGGACATCCCGTTCTGATGGGGCGCGTACCCGACATCATCCGCGACCACTGGGAGGCGGCCCTGTTCGCCGCCTCCTTCTCCGCGGGTTTCCTATTCTTCTCTTCGCTTCTCTGGGGGTGGTTCTGATGGCATTCACCGTGTTCGACAGCTTCGCCGAGGTCTACGACGACTTCGACGAGAGCGACACCGAGGACATGCGCGACCGCGCGGTGCTCGCCGACGCGATCATGATGTACGGCCTGCACGGAGTCGAACCCGACCTCCCGAAGCACCTGCGCCGCGTGTTCAAGGCCATGAAGAACGCCATCGACAACTCTAAGGACGCGCGCGGCAGGGGCGGGAAGGGCGGCCGACCACGCAAGAAACCGACTGTCGACAAACCCGAATCGCAGGTTTCCGAAAGTGAAAACCTAGGTTTTCCAAACGTGAAACCAGTTTCCGACAAACCTGAAACGCAGGTTTCCGAAAGTGAAAACCCTAACCTAACCTACCCTAGCCTGTCCTGTACTGAACTGGTCTGTGATGAGGGCGATGCCCCAGCCGCGCCGCCCGAGTTCGAGCCGCCGTCGCTGGAGGAGGCCCGCGGTTACTTCGGCGCCAACTGCCTGAACGGCGACCCGGACGCCTTCTGGGCCTTTTTCGAGTCGCAGGGCTGGGTCAAGAGCAACGGCCAGCCGGTGAGCAACTGGGGCGCCCTGGCACTCGACTGGTCCAGGCGCCAGAAGCGCATCGACGCCGACGACCGTGCGAGGGGCAAGCCGACCGCCTCGGAGGTCGAGGCCGCGACGTTCAGGCCCGCGAGGACGCCCGAGGAGGCGCTGGCCGAGCAGGAGCGCCGGTGGGCCGCCGAGCACCCGGGCATCGACCCGGGCAAGGTCGAGGCCCCGCGGGGCACGACCGCGAGCAGGGACCAGTTCGGGCTGTACCAGGACGCGCAGAGGCTGCTGGCCGCCCGCGCCGCGTGCGAGGGGAGGTTCTCATGATCCTCGACGCGGGCCTGCTGAGGGGATGGCCGAAGGAGCGCGCCGAGCTGTACGGCAAGCCCCACCTCGGGGCGAGGTACACGCACGACACGGCATATGAGCCGACGCAGGCCCGGTGCGCGGTGTGCGGAAGGCGCGCCTCCAACTGCCACCACGTCGCCCGCAGGTCGTGGGGGAAGACGTTCAGGCTCGTCACGCCCAACGGGGTGTGGGAGCTGCGCAGCCCGCTGTTCGCCCTATGCGGCTCCGGCACGACCGGGTGCCACGGGAAGTTCCACGACGGCGGCCTCAGGGCCGAGTGGGTATGGCGCACCGGGGCGGCCGAGGAGGCATGGTGGTCCGGCACACTGCTCAGGGAGTACCCGCCGCACAGCCCCGACCTCTACATGTTCGGCTACTGGCTGATAACCGACAGATACGGCAACGAGATGATCAGGGAGGGCTCAGGCCCATGGAGATAAGGACATGCGAGCAGTACGTGCTCGCCGAGCTGGAGAGGGTACGCGCCGAGCGCGACGCGGCGAAGCGCAGGGCAGATGAGCTCGACGCCGAGCTGGAGAGGTGCAGGGCCGCAGGGAGAGACCCGTTCGGAACGGCGCTCGCCGACGTGAACCGGTACTACGAGACCCTGCGGGTGAGCGGCGATGAATGACGAGAGGGCCGTCGCCGCGGCCATCCACGCCTCGCTCCAGGGCAACGAGGTGACCGACCTCTACACGGGGGACTGCAGGGGCTGCGGCGAGTGCTGCTCGCGGTTCCTGCCCGTGAGCCCGTTCGACCGGGTGCGCCTCGAGGTATACGTGCGCCGGAACGGAATCGAGCCCGCCGAGCCCAGGGCGGAGTACGACCTGCTGTGCCCGTACCTCACGGACGGGCGCGAGTGCGCGGTCTACGCCGCGAGGCCCGAGATCTGCCGGGCGTACCGGTGCGACAGGCATAAGAGGGGCGAGCTGGGCATGTTCTTCGGCGCGGAGTGCGCCGAGGTGACCGACATGCGCGAGCTCGCGGAATCAATGGCCAGCGATGTCTACAGGATGGAGCAGGGGAATGGCTAGGAACGTCTACGGCGGCTACTGCCGCGAGTGCGGCAGGTGGACGCCTCCCGGGTTCGGGCACTTCGAGCGCTACCGCGGCGGATGGCGCGTCCACTGCGTCGAGTGCGCGAGCGGGCGGAAGCTGCCGCCCGAGGGGGACCAGGCGACGCGGGACATGCGGCGCCACGTCAGGAACATGGTGAACGACGGAAGGTACGGGAAGAGAGGATACCGATGACCGAGGCCAAGAAGACCGACGAGACGACCGAGGAGCCCTACCCAGGGACGCTTAGCTGGGCGGCGACGCGGTTGCTGGAGGCAATCGGCGACGCCGCGGAGGCCGTCGCCGAGATGCTGTGGGAGAGCATCTCCCGCGTGTTCCGAGACGCCCGCCGTCTCATGAGGAAGCTCGCGAAGGCGCTCGACTCGAAGTGGCAGCGCCGCCGCCGTCGCGCCCTCGCCCGCTCGCGCCGCAACAACCTGTACCTGAAGAGAATCGGGAGGTGCCGGTGATGGGCGGCAAGAGGCGATTCACCGATGAGCAGCTGCGCGAGCGCAGGAACCGCCAATGGTGGGAGTCCCGCGCCCGCTGCGGGTACGCGTCGGTCTGCCCGGAGTGCGGGGGCTACACGCTCTCGCCCTCCGGCTACCACAGGGCGTGCGCCAAGAAGGCGGGCCTGGCGCCAACGGTGAGGCCGGCGTTGAGCGCCGGCAACCAATCGAAGGGAGAGATATGCAGGTGAAGGGCGAGAGACCGGACATTTACGCGGACGGGCTCCGGGAGGAGCGCTGCGCCAACTGCTGCCATGTCAGGACGACCGTGTTCCGCAGCGTCTACGGGACCGAGCGCATCGAGTCCGAGTGCGAGCGCAGGCCCGAGTTCGTGCACAGGACACAGGCGGAGGCCGTATGCAACTACTGGGCCGACGCGAGCTGCGAGACCGGGGAGGACTAATGGCTAACTATTCGATCTGCACGCAGACGTTCGACATCGGCGACGGGCCGAAGGCCAAGGCGCTCAAGCCGCTCGAGGAGGCCGCCGAGGTGTTCGGTGCGTGGCAGAACCGCTGCGACGAGGACGTGGTCGACGAGCTCGCCGACTGCATCCAGGCGTGCGCAAACATGATGGCGTGGATGGGCCTCACGCAGCAGGACGTGGACAACGCGATGCTGCGCTGCCTCAAGCGCAACAGGGACAGGGGGAGGTTGGACGCGCCATGGCTTGCGTAGAGTTGCCGAAGGACGCCGAGGGGCGCGAGATTCCGCTGGACACCGAGGCGATGTATGACGCCAACGGCAAAAAGGTGCACATCACCAGCTTCACGTACAGATGCGATGTCCACGGCCTTTGGTCGCAGTGGAAAGTGTTCAGCCAGGATATTACGGGAGAGAAAGACGGAATGCTCCCGGCAGACAGCCTTTACCTCACTACGCCCGACAGCTGGGAGAGGTTGGAGGAAGACCTGGACAGAGCGGTCGAAAACGGTGATGCCGGTGATGAGTCTTTTTTCCAGTCGATGGCGTGCGCTTATATGAATCACGGCGGCGAAATGTGCGGCGACTGCAAGTTCTGGAATAAATACGTCAGAAATTGCACGCACCAAATGCTCGAAGACGTTGTATCCCGTATCCGCAAGCTGAGTGGTGACGATTGATGGACGGAACCAAATTGAAGCCCTGCCCGTTCTGCGGCGGCACCAATGCGGCGACAAGATGCTCACGCAGGGGCGAGTACGGGGAAACGCTCTACCCGTTCTATTTCGTCAGGTGCGGCAGCTGCGGGGCCAGGGGGCCGATAGTCGGCGGGTACAGATTCCCCGGCTCGGAAGATAGGTGCAGAAGGGTTGCCGTTGACGTGTGGAACAGGAGGGACCAGTGATTACCGACGAGCAGCGCCGCGAGGTAGCCGATGAGCTGCGCAGGCTCACTGATGGATGCCATAACATCGGGGTTTTAGATTCAGAAATCTTGGACGTTCTTGGAGTCGGGTGCGCCGATATTCCAGATCTCTCCAATGCATACGACGTGGATGTGCTTGCCGACCTAATCGACCGTCCGATATATAGACCCGTCATACCAAACGCAATGGAGGGCTACGTGTTTTGTCCTCAATGCGGTGCGGAAATCGGCGAGTACGGCGTGCCGAACTACTGCCATAGCTGCGGGGTGGCGATCTCGATGAATGGCAAGCGCAATAGCAGGAAGGGGATGTAGAGATGCTCGTAATCGAAAAGAAGGACGTGCCCGAGGACTGCACAACATGCCTGTACTACCGCTTCAACGGGTGCGCCAACGCCGACCGCCAGAAGGACTGGATGCACTACCGCGTGTGGAAGGGCCTCGAGCAGTGCCCGAGCTGGTGGCTCGACCAAAACCGATTCGAGAGGGCGTGACGCGATGGCGACCGAATACGTTCTGGACGCAGACAGAATCGCCCACTGGAGAGTCGACAACCACGTCCCGCTCAAGCAGCTGGCGCGTGAGGCCGGCGTCAACCTCAGCAGCCTGAGCCACGCGATCAGGGAGGGCCGGGAGGTCAAGATGAACTTCCTGCTCAACCTCGCTGAGGCGATGGGCGAAGACCCGCGGGACATCGTGAGGCCGAAAGACAGGGCGAACGAGAAGGCGGAAGGGCGGTGACCGGCGTGGAGGGCAGCGAGATTCCCGAGCGCTGCAGGGCGTGCTATGCCGCCGAGTCTTGCGGCGGAGACAACCCGCGCCGCGAGAACGGCTGGAAGGACTGCCAGTTCCCGCCCGACCCGTGCCAGGTCTCAGTCTCAATCAATCCGTGGCAGTTTGAGGGGTTTTGGACTGCCGCGGGGGAACACGGACGACGGACGATAGCGAGGCGAATGTGATGATGGGCTATGAGCCGAATAGCGACTACAACCTGCCGCCGGGATGCTTCGATGGCGACATCGACAGGCACTTCGGGGAGCGCGGCCCGAAGTGCGCCGAGTGCAGGCACATGGTCGAGTGCTGCTGCGACTACGGGGTCTGCGGGCTCGAGTTCGACCGCGCCTTCGTCGAGGACGGCGAGGCCGAGGAGGAACCGGCGTTCGTCGCCGCGTGGGCGCTCGACTGGATACCGAACCACATGAGGGACATGCAGGAGGCGGCGTGCGACATGTTCTGCGGCTGATGCCGTTGGCGGCGCTCGGCGCTGCTGGCGTGGGCGGCGAGGCCCGCATGGGCACTCGCCGTGGTTTTGATCGTTTCCGTGCGCATGGCGTGCGGGTGAGATAGGAGGATTGAATGGAAGAGATCGGCAAGCTGATCGGCAAGCTCATCGGGTGCCTCATCATGGCCGCGCTCGTGCTGCTGTGCGCCGCCGCCGTCGTGTGGTGCTGGCGGGTGCTCGCGGGGATGGTCGCATGAGCGCCGGCGAGAGGGTTGCGCAGCAGCTCCGCGACGCCGCGGCGCTGCTGGAGTCCATGGCGGACGACGTGGCGGGGGACATCGACGAGAGGTTCGTGCTGCCGCCCCTCGCGATCACCATCAAGATAGGGAGAACCGACGAGACCCCGACCCGGTCGGTGAAGAAGGACTACCTCGCGAGGAAGCGCCTGGCATGACGTGGAGCTCCAACGGCAACGCCGAGCGCAAGCTCAAGGCGAGGCTCCGCGCCGAGGGCAGGCCGTGCCACATATGCGGCCAGCCCATAGACTACAGCCTGCCGCCCGGCACGCCGTGGAGCTTCGAGGCCGACCACGTTGTGCCGAGGGCGAGGGGCGGCGCGGTGCTGGACTATGCGAACCTCGACGCGGCGCACCGCGTCTGCAACCAGAGGAAGGGCAAGCACATGCCGGGCGACGCGAGGCCAGTCGAGATAAGGCGCACGAGGCTGTTCTGAGCGTTAGGGACAACTGAATAGGCGAGGCTGAGAAGCCTAACTGGAGGCGCGGTCGTCGGCACGGCTGCGCCTCGCTGCTTTTCTGGGGCGCTGAGCCGCCGATGGCGGGGGGGTATCGCCCCTCCCCGGGGGTGTGCGGACACCCACATGCCGAAGTGCCGATTTCCCCCCGCCCCTTGACCCCAGGGCGGGGGTAGGCCGCGAATCTCACCCGCATCGCACAATGCGGGCACGAGAAAGGAGGCCGTGATGCCGGAGATGCCGGAATCGGTCGCAGCCGACGACTATCAATCGCAGATCTGGGCGAGCGTCACCGCATCGGGGCGCTTCTCAGACGAGGACGCGCCGAACCTCGCGCTGCTGTGCTACTGGCACGCCGTGGCTAAGGCCGCGGAGGATGCCATGAGCAAGGGCAAGTCCGTGAAGGTGCTCGACCCAGTCGGCTACAAGCCCATCAAGGCGAAGAACGGGCGGCATGCCATCATGGAGCGACCGCACCCCGCCGTTTCCGTGCTCAAGCAGGCGACCGCCGAGATTCGCGCGCTCAACGAGCTGCTCGGCCTTTCGCGCAAGGCAGTGCCCATCCAGGTGCCGCAGGCGCGTCCACAGAGCGACGGCGCTAGGGTGTTGAGCCTCATGTTCGCCGACCGCGAGCGCAAGGCCAAGGCGGCCGGCGCATGATGGAGCCGAGGCAGACCCCGACATACGAGGCGAACGTCCCGGAGGACCTCAGCGGCGACGGCGAGATGGCCTGCGAGCTCGCGACCGCCTACTTCGGCGACCCTCTCCCGTGGCAGCCGCACCTGCTCGACGCGATGCTCGCCCGCGACGCGCGCGACAAGTACCTGCTGCGCACGCTGGGCATCTCCATCCCGCGCCAGAACGGAAAGAGCTGGGTCGTGCGCGCCAGGTGCTTCTACGGCGCGCTCAACGGCGAGAAGATCCTGTACACCTGCCAGCACGGCGACACCTCCGACCAGATGTTCAAGGAGCTGTCCCAGCCATTCGAGGACGAGGACGAGACCGAGCTGCACGACCTCCTGCTCGCCGTGCGCAAGACGAACGGGCAGCAGGCCATCAGCCTCAAGAACGGCGGACTCATCCGCTTCACCACCCGCACCAACTCGCTGGCGCGAGGCAAGACCTACGACGTGCTCATCTACGACGAGGCGCAGGAGCTCACGGACACCCAGCAGGCAGCGTCCCTGCCCGCAATCTCGGCGAGCGCGATGCACAACCCTCAGACCATCTACCTCGGAACGCCGCCATGCCCCGACAACGTCGGCACGGTGTTCCGCGATCTCCACGACAGCGTCCACGACGGCGAGTCCGATATGGCCTGGGTCGAGTGGGGCGCTGATGAGATAGGCGACGTCCACGATGAGTCGAGATGGTACGAGTACAACCCGTCCATGGGCACCGTGCTCAACTACGAGGCAGTCAAGGGCGAGTCCGAGCAGATGCAGCCGGACGTGTTCGCGCGCGAGCGCCTCGGATGGTGGGCGAAGACCGGTGGCTCGTACCTTTACGCGCTGTCCTCCGAGAAATGGGACGGGTGCGCATGCGAGGCAGCGCCCACTGGCGGAAAGCTCGCCTTCGGCGTGAAGTTCTCCGTTGACGGCTCCCGCGCCGCGGTGTCCTGGGCGCTCGCCGATAGGGACGGACCGTCCTACGTCGAGCTGTACGACGTGATGGGCGCTTCGGGCGGAACGGCCGCGATCTCGGACATGCTCCTGCGCAACCGAGATGAGATCGCGTGCGTCTGCATCGACGGCAAGTCCGGAGCGGACGCGCTCAAGCGGCGGATGCTCGACGGCGGCTTCAGCAAGTGCGCACTCGAGATGGGAACCCCGGCAATCGTGCAGGCCGCGGCGTCAATGCTCAAAGACGAGGTCGATTCGGGCACGCTCTCGCATATCGAGTCGCCGGCGCTCGACGACTCGGCGCGCAAGTCGCTCAAGCGCGACATAGGCAGGGACGGCTGGGGCTTCGCGGACGGCCCCGACTCCATCGCCGCCCCCATCGAGTCCGCATCTCTCGCCCTATGGGCGGCGAGAACCACGAAACGAGACCCGCGAAGGGAACAGGAGGCCAGCTTCTGATGGCAGCAGTGAACATGGAACTGGCGGGGCAGGTAGCATCCGCCGCAGGCTTGGAGCCGGGCGATGCGGCGCTCGTCCGCGAGCTCATGACCGTATGGCGCGAGCACCGCGCCAGCAACCTCGAGCGCGAGGACTACTACCTCGGGCACGTGTCGGTTAAGGACCTCGGCATCGCCATGCCGGCGAGCCTCGCCAAGAAGATCAACCCGCGCGTGGACTGGCCCCGCAAGGCCGTGCACGCCCTGGCGGACCGCTCCATCTTCAACGGCTTCACCTGCAACGACGAGCAGACCGGCAGGGCGCTCCGCGCCATCTGCGAGTCGAACCAGCTGGAGCGCCTCTACCGCAAGAACCTCATCGGGGAGCTGAAGCACTGCTGCGGCTTCTGGACCGTGACGGACGGCGGCGGCTTCCCGGTCATCTCGGCGTACCCAGCCACCGCGGCGGCGGCGCTCTGGGACGACGCGCGCAAGGCCATCAGGGCGGGCATCGTCGTGGCGGAGTCCAAGAAGATGCCCGGCGACACCGAGCGCGTGCCGACCGTGGTGCACCTGCTCACCGACGACAGCCTCGTGGTGCTCACGCGCGACGGCGGCTCGTGGGCAGCCGAGTACCGCGAGCACTCGATGGGGCGCTGCCTCATGGAGCCGATGGCGCACGGCGCGACTCTCGAGCGCCCCTTCGGCACATCGCGCATCAGCCGCTCCGTGATGAGCATCACCGACGATGCCATCCGCCAGCGCGCCCGCATGGAGGTCGCCGCCGAGGCCGCGACCCTGCCGCAGACGTGGCTGCTGGGCACCTACAAGAAGATGCTCAACGACGGCAACAAGTACGACGCCTCGATGGGCGCGGTCAACGAGATCACCAAAGACCCCGACGGCGACAAGCCCACGGTCTGGCAGTCCGCGCAGCTGCAGATGGCCCCGCTCACGGAGTACCTGCGCCAGCTCGCCTGCCAGATGTCGGCCGTGACCAACGTGCCGGTGAGCTTCTTCGGCGTGTCCAACGACAACCCGTCCTCCTCGGACGCCATCGCCGCGTCCCTCGAGCCCCTGGTCATCGACGCGAAGAACCTCAACCGCGACAACGGCACGGCGCTGCGCAACGTGGCCTACATGGCGCTCGCCGTGGCGAACGGCACCGACTTCGCCACCGAGCGCGACGCGGGCCACGAGATCAACCCGCGGTTCCTCAGCCCGGCATACCCGTCCACGGTGAGCCTTTCCGACGCGCTGCTCAAGCAGGTGCAGGCGCTCCCGAAGCTCGCCAACTCAACGGTCGCCTACGAGATGCTCGACTACACGGACGAGCAGATCCAGCGCATCGAGTCGGACGCCCGCAAGTCGGAGGCGCGCCAGATCGTCAACGCCATGGTGGGCGGAGGCGAGGATGGTACTGACCAGGCAGGCGCTCAGTGAGTACGACGCGCGCATCCAGAAGCTGGGCGACGCCGCGTACGACACGGTGTACAGGCGCGTGACCCAATTCATGAAGAGGTTCCCCGGCTCATCCGTCGAGAGGGTGCGCGACTTCACCATCGAGTCCGTCTCATACGCCGTCTCGGTCTACGGGGACGCGGCCGCTACATGCGCCGCCGACCTCTACGACGAGATGGCCGAGGCGTCGGGGGCGAAGCTGCCGCCGGCCATTCTCGACACCTCGGACGTTTCCAAATATATCGAGAACGAGGTGCGCTACCAGGCGGGCAAGCTCATCGCCGGAAAGGGCGTAGAGTTCGCCGACGCCGCCGCCGCGAAGGCGACCGATCAGGTATCCCGCCGCGCCAACGAGACCATGCGCCGCAATGCCAAGCGCGACGGCCTGCGCTACGCGCGCGTGCCAATGGGCGGCGAGACGTGCACCTTCTGCATCATGCTCGCCAGCCGAGGCTTCGTCTACAAGAGCGCGAAGACCGCCGGCGAGGGGAACCACTTCCACGCGCACTGCCGCTGCAAGGTCGTGCCGCAGTTCGACAAGAGGGGCCGAGAGACCAAGGTCGAGGGCTACGACCCCGACGAGCTGCTCGACAGGTGGAATAAGTTCGAGCAGATCGACGGGATGAGGGGGGCGGACGGGAAACCGGTCTCGGAGTTCGACAGGAGGGTGCTGAAAATAGCGTACGCGGACAAGCGCATCGACTATGAGAAGGTCTTGCGCTCCGTTGAGACGCACAGCATAGCAGCGCCCAAACTCGAGAGGTATGCGCTATCGCAGAGCGGCGACGCGAACAAGGCGAGGGCCTTCGAGGGCTATCTCGGATACACCGACAGGGACGCCGCGGTCGTCGGGGCGCTGGTTTATGAGCACGTCGCATCGAACCCTCCCGAGTACAGGGACACTACCCCTCACGGGGACAGGTACACCACGAGGATGAGGATGGCGGGCAAGGACGGGAAGAGCGCCGATGTGAAGGTCGGCTGGATAAAGGAAGACGGAGCGGTTAAGATGAGACTGACGACGATATTTGTCGATGAATAGGGAGGCGGTCATGAGGGAGTACGACGAGGTCATCGTTCCGGATGGCCGCAGGGGACACATCATCGAGATATTCGAGAACGGTGACTGTCTGGTCGAGTTCGAGACGCCCGACGGTCCGGATAAGTATGACGACGAGTTCTTCGAGGCCGAAGACATAACGCCAACAGACTAACGACAGCAGCAAAGCCGCCCACGGGCGGCTTTTTTCATGCCGAAAAACGCCAAACAAGCCAAATCTCACGCCTGTCGGACACTTCCCGGGACAGGGGCCGCACGGCCCCGAAACGCACATCTACCGGGTTTGGCCGCACGGCCTGCCCAACGGGCCGCACGGTCCGGGAAAGGACGCGACATGGCAGAGGAACAGACCGGCACCGCCGAGGTCGACGAGACGACCGAGACGGAGGAGCCCGACTACAAGGCGCTCTACGAGGCCGAGAAGGCGCACTCCCGCAAGTGGGAGAAGCAGGCCAAGGCCAACAAGGGGGCCGCGACGGCCCTGAACGAGGCGACCGAGGCGAAGAAGAGCGCCGACGAGAAGATCGCGGAGCTCGAGAAGCGACTCGACGCCAAGGAGAAGGCCGAGTCGCGAGCCAAGACCGCCGCCAAGGTCGCGCAGGAGAAGGGAGTCCCCGCCGAGCTCATCGTCGGCGAGGACGAGGAGAGCATGGCCGCATGGTGCGACAAGATGCTCGCCGCATTCAAGACAAAGCCCGCGCCGCGAGTGGAGAAGCCCGGCAGCTTCGACAAGGGCGGCAAGGGCGGGGACGAGGCGCTGCGAGACTTCGCCAAGCGCCTCCTGAAGTAAGCCAAACCCGAAGAAAGGCACAGAAATGGCTGCAAACGACACCAAGAAAATCACGCTGCCGTCCAGCGTGGTCTCCACCATCATCGGCAAGGTGAAGGACACCTCCACCATCGCCACGCTGAGCCCCAGCACGCCGCAGAAGTTCGCAGACACGACCTACCTCGTGTTCAACCCGACCGCAGAGGCCGAGGTCGTCGCCGAGGGCGGCAGGAAGTCCGGCTCCGAGATCTCCACCGACCCCGTGGTCGCAAAGCGCGCCAAGATCGTCACGACCACGCGCGTCTCCGACGAGCTGAAGTGGGCCGACGAGGACAACCAGCTGGAGATCATCTCCAATATCATCGCCGACCAGACCGCCGCCGCGGGCCGCGCCCTGGACTACATCCTCTACCACGCCATCAACCCCAAGACCGGCCTCGCGCTCAACGGCTACACCGCCCTGACCGCGGACGAGAGCGTCCATAGCGTCACCAAGACCGACTCCCCGGTCGACGACATCGACTCCCTCTCCGACGCGCTGCTCGACTACGGCATCAACGGCATCGCCATGAGCCGCCAGTTCGCCTCCGAGTTGCGCAAGCTGCGCGTCCCGGCCACTGGACAGCGCCTGTACCCCGAGGTGCCGCTGTCCCTCAACGTCGGCAACCTCGACGGCATCCCCGCCGCCGTGTCCGGCACCGTGAACGGCCGCCTCGCCAAGACCCCGACCAAGGTCTCCGCCATCATGGGCGACTTCTCCGCCATCAAGTGGGGCATGGTCCGCGACATCACCGCCGAGGTCATCGAGTACGGCGATCCCGACAACACCGGCCAGGACCTGAAGGGCTACAACCAGATCGCCTACCGCACCGAGGCTGTCCTGGCATACGCGGTACTCGACCCGAAGGCCTTCGCCGTCCTCAAGAGCGCCTAGGGGGTACCGAGATGGCTCAGCTAGTCCAGAAATTCATCGTGGAGGACGCGTGCAAGGCGTCCAGCATCCTCCCGCAGCACGTGGCGCTCGTGTCCCCCGAGGGGGAGGCGCTCGTGCTGCCCAAGAAGGTCGCCAACCCCGGCGCCAGCCCGACCGTCGCGAAGGTCGTGCAGGCCCTCGTCGACGCCGGGATCATGGAGGCCCAGTAGCCATGGCCGCGCTCGCCAGCGTCGACGACTACAAGGCCCGCTACGGCGAGCCCGCGGACGAGGCCCGCACCGGGGTGCTGCTGCAGGACGCATCCGACCTGATGCTCGCGGCATACGAGGACCGAATCGGCGACTACATCGAGGGGGCGTGCCCGGCATTCGACCGCGCCGCCCCCGCCGTGTGCTGCCTGCTCGTCAACCGCGTGCTCTCGGCACCGTCCGCGATGGCGGGCGCCACGCAGTACAGCCAGGGGGCCGGAGGCTACACCGCATCGGTGACCTACGGCTCGGCGCTCGGCGAGATGTACCTGGGCAAGAGCGACCTGAGGCGCCTCGGGCTCACGGGTCAGGCGCTCGGGGCGCTCACGCCTCTGGAGAGGGGAGGAGTGGCCGAATGATGTGCCTCATCTCCGGCGAGACCGTGACCGTGCGCAATGCGGTCCGGTCGCTCGACGAGCTGGGCGAGCCTACCGGCGAGACGGTGACCGAGGTAGCGGTCGACAACGTCGTGGTCTGCCCCGGCGCGACCGCCGACCTCGACTCGACGCGCCCGAACGGCGTGACGGTCGCCTACACGCTGTGCTTTCCGAAGGGCGCGGACGTGTCCCTGAAGGACGCGACCGTCACGGTGCGCGGCACCGACTACAAGGTGGTCGGAGACCCCAAGCGATACACCGCGGCCAACACGCCCGGCCCCTGGGACCTCACCTGCGAGGTGACCCGAACCGATGGCTAAGGCGAAGTGCGAGGTCAAGATCAAGGACTTCAAGTGGAACCGCGGCGGATACGCCGAGGTCATGAACGGCGGGGGAGTGCAGGGCATGCTCGACCAGAAGGCCGACGCCGCGGTCGCGTCCGCCAACGCATCGCTGCCGCAGAAGTACGGCGGGGACGGCTACGGGGCCGAGACCATCGGCGGAAAGCTCGCGAAGGGCCGACTCATATACGCGGTGAGCAAGCACGCGCGCGCAAGCGAGCGCAGGCACAACCGCCTGCAGGCAATCTTCGGAGGTGACTGATGGACATCGAGAGGGTGGTCGCCAAGCGACTCATGGACGCGACCGGAATCAAGTGCGTGCTGGACGTTCAGCGCGAGAGACCCGACGAGTTCGTCCAGGTCACCCTCGCCGCCACGGGTGCCACGCGCTTCATCCAGTCGCCGCGAGTGCTCGCCACGTCGTGGGCGAAGACCCGCAGGCGCGCACGCGAGATAGCGGAAGCCGTCGAGCGGGCGTGCGCCGCCATCGAGGACGAGCCGAACGTGTTCTCCGCCGTGCCCGACGGCACCTACCGGTGGGACGACCCCGACACGGGGACTCCCAGATACCAGACGAACATCAACCTGACCATCTGCGAATAAGGAGCAATCATGGCAGAAAGCAACACCAACAACGTCGCCAACGTCTCCAGCGCCAAGGGAGTCAAGGGCGGCTACATCTTCACCGCCCTCGCGGGGACGGCGCTGCCGAACGACTACAAGACCGCGCTGCCCGCGGCGTGGAAATGCCTCGGATACCTCAGCGAGGACGGCTACGTCGAGACGCTCGACACCGACTCCGAGGACATCAAGGACATGAACGGTGACCTTATCGCCTCGCCCCAGACCTCCCGCGTCGAGAGCGCGCAGCTCACGTTCGCCGAGATTAAGGCCGCGACCCTCAAGGTCATGTACGGCTCCGACAACGTCACCGACGAGGACGGCATGATCACCGTCAAGCACAACGGCAACTCCGACGAGACGTGGCCGGCCGTGCTCGAGCTCGTCCTGAAGGACGGACGCCGCTGGCGCAAGGTCGTGCCGCTCGCCCAGTCCTCCGAGCTGGACGACCTCACCCTCGCCGTGGGCGAGCTCGCCGCGCGCGCCATCACTGTCAAGTACCTCACCGACGAGAACGGCAACACCTGCTACGACTACATCCAGTCCACCGAGACCGCGACAGCCAATGCCGCCGAGACTGCGGAGGACAAGTAATGACCGAGCTCACATTCACCATTCCGGGCATCGAGGGGGAGTTCACCGCGGACTACGACGAGCTCACCTCCTACAAGACCAACAAGCAGTTCGCCAAGAGCGAGACAGAGCCCGCCGGCATGTTTGATGCATTCGAGCGCGTGTTTGCCGGACATGACGAGGAGTACATGGAGCGCCTCGGCGGCTCCGTCGAGTCCACCGGCACGCTGATGCGGGCCGCGTTCGAGGCGGCGAAGGCAAAAAACTCCCCGGCTTCGTCCTCGAGCTCGAAGGGCACCGCGCAGAAGTCGTAGCGGACTTCCGCCAGTACTACGGCATCGACCTGCCGCTCGAGGGCGGACCGGACGACCTCCGGCGCGCCGCCCTCCTGTGGGAGCAACTGCCGGAGGAGTCCAGGTGCGCCAGGCGCATGTGCCCCGAGCTCAAGTGGAGCAACGAGATGTACATGCTCTGGCGCATCGAGCACCAGCTGCGCAGCCTCGCGTGGGGCCTGAGCGACAAGAAGCACCGCTCCCCGCAGGAGCCGCAGCCGCTGAAGACGCCCGGCGAGCTCGCCGAGCTCAAGAGGCATCAGCGCAACGCCCTCGCGAACAGGGCGGAAATCGACGAGATTCTAGGGTTAGGAGGACGGGATGGCGACTAAGGGCGCTACCAGCGTAGGCTCGGCGTGCATCACGCTCATGCCGTCCATGGACGGCTTCGCCGGCAAGATTTGCTCTGAATTTGGAAGCACCGGATCGAAGGCCGGCAAGTCATTCGGCGACTCGATGGCATCCGGCATGGACGGCGGGGTCAAGCGCTCCAGCGGCCTTCTGGGCGGGCTCGGCACCGTCGCCAGGGGCGTGGGCACCGTCGCCGCGGCGGGCATGGGTGCGCTCACGACCGCCGTGACCGCAATCGGCGGCGCGGCACTCTCCGCCTATGCCGACTACGAGCAGCTGGTCGGCGGCGTCGACACGCTCTTCGGGTCGGCCTCCGGCACGCTGCAGGGCTACGCGGCCGAAGCCTACAGGACGTGCGGCATGTCTGCCAACCAGTACATGGAGCAGGCGACGAGCTTCGCCGCATCGCTCGTGAGCTCGTGCGGCGGCGACGTGGCCAAGGCCGCCGAGTCCGCCAACACCGCCATGGGCGACATGGCGGACAACGTCAACAAGATGGGCTCGGACATGGCTGACGTCCAGAACGCCTACCAGGGCTTCGCAAAGCAAAATTACACCATGCTCGACAACCTGAAGCTCGGCTACGGCGGCACGAAGTCCGAGATGGAGCGACTCATCGCGGACGCCAACAAGCTGCGCGCGGCCCAGGGCAAGAACGCCGACCTCACCATCGACAGCTACGCCGACGTGGTCGAGGCCATCCACACGGTGCAGGAGGAGATGGGCATCACCGGCACGACCTCCAATGAGGCCGCGACGACCATCTCCGGCTCCATCGGCATGGCCAAGGCCGCCTGGGAGAACTTCCTCACCGGCCTGGGACGAGACGACGTGGACTTCTCGGTCCTCACCGAGCAGCTGCTCACGTCCGTCGGCGCGGTCGCCAAGAACATCGCGCCGCGCGTCGCGCAGATCGGGCAGGGCATCATCGAGGCCTTCCCCGCGGCGCTCTCCGGCATCGCGTCGGTGCTCACGCCAATCGTGTCCGAGGCTCTCGCCACGGCGTGGAACATCGCCGTCGGGGCGCTCGAGGGCATCGGGATCAAGCTGCCGAAGGTCGACTCCTCGCAGATATGCTCGGCGCTGCAGGCCATCCTGGGCGTGGCCACGTCCGTCGGCAACGGCATCAGGGCGGCAATCGAGTTTATCGCACCGCTCATCGCCCCCATCGGCGCGGCGCTGCTCAACCTCGCGCAGACGGTCCTGCCGGTGCTCTCCACGGGCATCCAGGTGGTGCTCGGCATCGTGCAGGCGCTGTCTCCGGTCATCGGCTTTCTGGTCACTGCCATCGCGGACGTGGTGGCGACCGTCTCGCAGCTCGTCGCCATTGCCATGCCCGCCGTGCAGTCCGTGCTGTCTGCGGTACTGGCGGCGATGCCGCTCATCCAGGGCGCCATCCAGGTGGCGATGGGCATAATCTCGGCCGTATGGGATGCCGTCTGGCCGGCCATCGAAAGCGTGCTCACCGGAGTGATGACCGCGATCTCCACCGCGGTGCAGGTCGCCATGGCCGTCGTGCAGGCCGTTATAACAACGGTCACCGCGGCAATCAACGGCGATTGGGATGCCGTCTGGAACGCTATCTTCGACCTCGCCGAGGTTGTCTGGGGCAAGATCAAGTTCACGGTGACGTCTGCGATCAACCAGGTGAATGGCGTGATCAGCTCCGTGCTCAACGGCATCAGCTCGACGTGGTCGAGCATGTGGGAGAGCATCAAGAGCGCCTGCTCGTCCATCTGGGAGGGCATCAAGTCGGCCGCGTCCAGTGGAATCAACTCCGTATACACGACGGTGACGGGGATCAAGGACAAGATCGTGGGCTTCTTCTCCGGTGCCGGCTCGTGGCTCGTCAGCTCCGGCAAGGCAATCCTCAACGGCCTCAAGAGCGGCATCGAGTCCGCAATCGGCTCCGTCACGTCGGCGGTGTCCGGCGCGGTCTCCAAGATTCGCTCGTACTTCCCGTTCTCGCCGGCTAAGGTCGGCCCCTTCTCCGGCCACGGCTACACAACCTTCTCGGGCAAGGCCCTCATGCAGGGCTGGGCACAGGGCATCGGCTCCGGCACGGGTTCCGTTGCTTCCGCAATCAGCGCGGCCATGGACACCGCGCAGACGATGCTCTCGACCGGCCTCACCGTCGCCCCGGTCGCGTCGTACGCCGCTGCGAGTCCGGAGGATGGCCGCGGCGACGCGCTCGACGGCATCCTGGCCGTCCTCGAGCAGATCCGCGACAAGGACGGGAACGTGTACATCGACTCCGAGCGCCTGTCCTCCGCCATGGCCATGCGCGGCAGGCACACGCTCGCAGGGAGGGGGCTCGCATGATATTCGGAGGAATCGACCTTGGTGAGTACCTGACCGTGACCGCGGTGACGAGGCCGCTCGCCCCGAAGGTGAGACTCGACGAGACCGCGGTGCCCGGCATGGACGGCGCCCACGTCCGCGACTCGGGCCTCGAGCCGGTCGAGATCTCGGTCGACTGCAACATCATCGGCGGCACCGTCGCCGATGTCGCCGCCGCCAGGGACGCCATCGCCGCGGCTCTGTGCGGCGGCGAGCGGAAGCTGGTGCTCGACGACGCCCCGGGCCGCTACGTCATGGCCAGGTACAAGGGCGGCTCGGAGCAGTCGCGCAACGCGCACATGCCGGGTCTCACGCTTGAGTTCTACTGTGCAGACCCGGCGGCGTACGGACGGCACCGCACCGAGCAGGTGACTGCGACGCAGAGGCCGGTGTCCGCCGGCGGCAACTACAGGGCGCGCCCGACTGTGACCTGTAGGCCGCCAGCGGGCTCCAGCTGGACGCTGACGAACGTCACGACCGGGCGGTACGTCCGGGTCGAGGCGCCGTTCAGCGGCTCCCAGACCGTCGTGCTCGACATGCGGTCGGAGCGCTGCACGGTAAACGGGGCCGACTGGCCCGTCACGGTCGAGAGCGACTTCTTCGCCCTGGCCGGGACACAGAACATCAAGACGAGCGGCGGCACCGCCACGCTCGAATGGGAGGAGAGGTGGCTCTAGGTGCGTATTGACGTGTACACGTGGCAGGACGCCTACGTGTCGACCATCGGCGCCGACGAGCTGCTCTCCCTCGTCCACACGGACGAGCTCAACGGCGAGGACTCCGTGGACATCGCCACGACGTTCCCGCTGCGCCAGGGATACCGCCTCGTGTGGTCGGACCGCCTCGGCAAGGCGCACGAGCACGTGTGCCAAGACCCGAAGGGGCTCCACGCGGGCGGCGAGACGATCTATACGGACACCGCGCTCGACTCGGTCTGCGAGCTGTACGGCGATTACATCGAGGACAAGCGGCCGCACGGATACGGCTTCCTCCAGGCCCTCAACGTCTGCCTGGAGCCGACGCGCTGGGAGGCGGGCGCCGTCGACCAGCCCGGCACCGTGGACGCGGGCCTGACCTTCTACCACACATCCTCGCGCGAGGCGCTCCAGTCAATCCTGAAGTGTGGCGGCGAGCTGGAGACCGAGATCGCCGTCTCCGGCGGCAGGGTCGTATCCCGCAAGGTCTGCATCCGCTCGCACCGAGGCGAGAAGGGCGGACACCGCCGGTTCAGCTACACGAAGGACCTGGTGTCGGTCTCTCGCACCGAGCACTACGGCGCCATCACCGCCTGCTACGGCTACGGCAAGGGCGTCGAGACCGATGCCGGCGGCTACGGCCGCAAGCTGACGTTCGGCGACATCAACAACGGGAAGAACTACGTCGAGGACGCCGCAGCGCTCAAGCTCTACGGCCGCCCGGACGGAAAGGGCGGCCGAGCGCACGTGTTCGGCCAGTTCGAGGACTCGGACTGCGAGGACGCCGCCACGCTCCTGTCGGAGACGACGGCCTACCTCGACGCGCACAAGGAGCCGGGCCTTACCTACGAGGCCGACGCCGTCGACCTCGTCCAGTTCGGGCGCGGCTGGGAGGGCGTCGCCGTCGCTGCGATGCTCCGGCCGCGTCACCAAGCTCGTGACCGACGAGCTCGCCGGCACGGTGCGCGTGACGCTCGGCAACATCACCGAGACCATGACCGACATCTGGCTCGCCCAGCAGCAGAAGGTCTCGAGCCTGTCCAAGCGCTCATCGGGCTGGGACGTCGCCGCGTCGACGCCGCCCGCATACCTCCAGCAGGTTGTCGACGGGCTCAACGCCCAGTTCAACCTCAACGGCAACAGCTACACGTTCACCAGCTTCGAGCAGGGGACCATCTACGCCTCCGTACCGCTCGATGCCAGCGGCCGCTCGACCACGGGCAAGGGGAGCGCCATGCAGCTGTGCTCGCAGGGCTTCCGCATCGCCCCCGGCTGCAAGGCCGACGGCTCGTGGGACTGGCGCACCTTCGGCACCGGCGACGGCTTCACCGCCGACCTGATCACCGTCGGCACGCTGATGGGCGACCTCATCAAGGCCGGCACCATCCAGGACAGGACCGGCCGCAACTACTGGAACCTCGACACAGGGGACTTCCACCTCGCACCTGGCGCCCAACTCGGCGGCAAGGACATCGCAACAACTGACGCCGTCATAAAGTCCGTCGACGTCGAGTACGCGCAGGGCGAATCCCGCACCATGGCGCCGACTGCAGGCTGGGGGACAGATGCCCCGGATTGGGCGGACGGCAAATACATCTGGACGCGCACGAAGACCGTCATGCAGTCGGGCGACGCGACGTACTCAGACCCAGTCTGCATCAGCGGGGCGGACGGCCAACAGGGCGCCTCGGGCAGGGGCATCACCGCCATCTTCGAGCAGTACTACCTGTCGACCAGCAACACGGCCCAGGTCAACGGCAGCTGGAGCTCCCAGCAGCCGGCGTGGGGCAAGGGCAAGTACATCTGGACGCGCAGCAAGATCGCGTGGACGGACGGCACCGTGAGCTATACCGCGCCATGCCTGGCCAATGCGGTCAACGGGGCGAACCAGATGGCCGGAAGCGCCATCAAGTCGGTCGTCAAGCTGTATGCCAAGAACATGAGCGACACGGTGCCGCCGACTAACGCATGGAACCCCGAGTATGGCTGGTCTGAGCAGCTGCCGGAATGGAGCGACGGCTACTTCATCTGGTCGATGGAGCGCGTCACCATGGGCGACGGCTCAGTGCGCTACTCCACGCCGGTGCTCGAAAGCGCGTACAACAAGGCGTGCCAGGCCTCGCACGACGTGCAGAGCTCGCTCGGGGACCTCGACGGCACGATCAAGGACGCGACGAGGGACGGTATCGTCACCGAGGCCGAGAAGGCGGCGGTGAAGAAGGCCATGCAGGACGTCGACAAGGAGCGCGAGGAGGCGGGCGACCAGTACAGGACGCTCAAGGCGAACAGCGCGCTTAATTCGCAGTACGTATCTAAAGTCCTCACGCCGAAATACACGGCGGCATTCGGCTCGACTGCCGAGGGGGGCACGTACGGAGAGTACTGCGACCGCGTCAACGACGTGCTCAAGTGCAAGACCGCCGGGGAGCTCGAGACGGCGATGCTCGAGTACGACACCGCCTACAGCGCCTACTCGACGGCCGTGAAGGAGTACGCCTCCGCCGCGACGGCAGCGCAGCACGCAATCGAGCAGAAGGGTGCCAAGGACTATGCCGACGGCATCCTGAGCGCCTACGACGAGCAGCTCGGGCAGCAGGAGATCTTCAACCGCTTGACCAACAACGGCGCGACGCAGGGCGTCTACATGGAGAGCGGAAAGCTCTACATCAACGCGAGCTACATGTCCGCCGGCACCATCGCAGACGCAAAGGGCCGCAACAGCTGGAACCTCAAGACCGGCGTGCTGACGACCAACTACATGACCGCGAACAACGTCACGGCCACGGGCACGTTCCGCTGCGGCAGCAGCAACTACTACACGATGCTCAACTCCACCGGGCAGATGGCCGGCTACAGGCCGACGACGAGCGGGTCGACCGCAGACCCGAGCTCGCAGCCCGCCAGCAAGGTAGCCTACATCGACTTCACCTCTTCGACGTACAACAACGTCGACAAGAGGACCTACTACGGCATCCAGATGCAGGCGCAGGGCAGCATCCGCATCTCGTCCCCGAGCGTCTCGACGGCGGCGACATCCAGCACGAGCGTCACGACCACCACCGGTCGCACCGGGACGATCTCGCAGCAGATAGTGTCGTCCGTGCGCGACAACGGCAACAGCATCAGCTGGACGTACGGCAACTTCAATCTGGGCGTGATAAACGGGCTGATCACGTCGGTCGGCCTCGTAGGAACTTGATGGAAAGGATCAAGAAGTGTCTCAAATCGTCGATTACCTCATCCACGACCCCGTCGGCAACGTCGAGGGCCAGCTCGGGGACTATGACCCCGTCCGCCTCGAGGAGGCCGAGAAGAACGGCATGGTCTTCATCGCCGTCATGGACGACGGCGAGCGCAGGCTCGTGAAGGCCGCCGACGTGAGCGAGCCGAAGCAGCAGAACCAGTACTTCACCGTGGCGAAACCCGAGTACGTCGATGAGCGCACGAAGGCCACGGTCGCCGTCTTCGACGCCGTGGCAGCGATCATCGACCCGCAGCCGGCGACGGCGGACGAGTCCGGTGAGGCCGCCCAGCAGGCCGACCCCGTCGAGACGTTCAGGTCGGCCCTCGCCGCGCTCAGGGCGCTCGAGGAAGATGGGAGGGAGTAGGCATGGAGCAATCCATCAGGCTCGACGTCGGCAAGCGCGCCGAGCCGTGCGGGGGCGTAGAGATCGCACCGCTGCGACGGGGCGAGCGCGGGAACGTCACCCTGTCCGTGGCGGTGACGGCCCGCGGCGAGCCGTACGACCTCTCGGGCAAGACGGCGTGCCTCGTCGGAACGACGGCGGACGGCAAGCTCGTCGGCCCGTACCCGCTCGACATAGTCGACGCGGCCTCGGGCTCGGCGCGCATGACGCTGCCGGAGGCGATGTGCTCGGCCGCCGGCATGACCTGTGTCAAGATTTCGGACACGGAATTGAGAGGAATCATGCTG